TTGCTGACCTTGTTGGTTACCCATTTGCTGACCTTGTTGGTTACCCATTTGTTGACCTTGTTGATTACCCATTTGTTGGCTCACTTGATCAACTTGTGCTTGAGCTTGAGAAATAGCTTGATTTATTTGACTTAACGTTTGATTAGATTGTAGATGCTGTAATCCTTGGTTTAATGTTTGAATAGCTTGTTGAATTGTTTGCTGTAATTGTTGATCAGCTTGTTGCATTTGTTGTTGAGATTGTTGACTAAATTGTTGAAGTTGTTGCATTAACTGATTAGCTTGTTGTACTCCTTGTTGGCCACCCATTTGTTGATTTTGTTGTACTCCTTGCTGTTGCCCTTGAGATGCTTGAGATAAAGATTGATGTAACTGTTGAATTTGATTTTTAAGATTAGTTAATTCTTGTGAAACTTCTAAATCAGCAGCTTTACGTGCCACTGCTTCAACTTTTTTCTCAGTACGTTTGTCCATTTTTAACTCCTCCTTATGTAACCACATTATTGTGTGGAACATTTTTATAATGTACAAATTCTTATTTTTGATACTAAAAAAATAAAATTTAAAGACTAGGGAGGAGAGGGATATAAATAGTACTTTAATCAAAAATAGGACAAGCAATTTTGCTTGTCCTAGAAGGAGGAAATTTCAAAACACCAAATTGACTCGTATTGGTAAACAGGTTCCTGCATAGTATGATTCAAATTAAGAAAGTTATACAAAAATAGCAGGCAAAGAAACTTTGCCTGCTTGTGGATTGAATGAGTTAGCCAATTGTGATGAAACGCCTTCCCATCCTTTTACAAGAAGAGTGAAGCCACTAGTTCGAATGGCTTAGAAGTATCGTGTGTAGTTTAGTTGAAAAATATGTAAAGGAAGATAAAGAATTTATTTTATAGCAAAAAAGAGCATTATTTGTAAATGCTCTTGAAAGATGAGCTTCAATAATAACAAGAGATCAATTCAAAATAATTTATGATTTTCTTATTTTATGATGGAAACTAAATGTAAAATAGGAGCGGGAATTTTGAATTTGAAGTGCATCTCAAATGACAATCAATCAAGCATTTCATAAATAGCATGTACTTAGGTTGAAATTTAATACAACAAAGCAGCTGGTTAATAAAACTAACTGCTCGTTGTACAAAAGAAACGCTGCGTTTACAGAAATAGTTCGTAACTAATAGTTACAAAAATAGTATGAACAGGGCTGAAAATATTATTCGGAAATGAAAGAAAACTAAACAAAAATTTCATTTTATAGAAATAAGGAAACTAAAAAAGAGCACTATGCATAAGTGCTCTTTAAGATAGGAGGTAACACTTTGAGCTGGGTCTAGGTTAGAAGTATATGGTGTAAAAAAAGAAATAAGACCAGAATTTTATTATTAACTCAATATAAAAGAGCAGCTAGCAAAAGCTAACTGCTCAGCCCTCAGAGAAAGGGAAAAAGAAAATTACAGAGGTCACTGTGAATTCAAGCTGTATCAGCCCATTTATAGTATTGGACAGAATTTAGAATTTTATTCGAACAAACTAAAAAAGAGCAGTTATCATAGCTAACTGCTCTCACAAACTCTGCAAAAATGGACTACTTTGGGGAAAAAGCAGCTTGTACTTAGTATTAACGGAATATTGGATTTTATTCTAGGGAATGAAAATTTGAATTACTTATAAATTCCTAATAACTAAAAGAGCAGCTAGCAAAAGCTAACTGCTCTGTGAATAAGAAGAACGAAATGGTCATTCGTATTCAACCTTGGTGTATCTATATTGTAAACATGTTTTAGAAATTTATTCAATATAAGAGCAGCTAACAAAAGTTAACTGCTCAAGTAGATACAACTTGGGTAAGAAGCAAGTTGTATTGTGATTAGTATTGTTAGAATATCGAATTTTATTTGTTTTAATAAAAAAGCAGCTAGCAAAAGCTAGCTACTGAGCCCCAGGGAAGGGAGAGGAGCGATATATTAGGTCTAAGTTTGAAATAAGGGTTTTAGATTTTAAGACCTAACCTAAATATAGTATGGATTTTGTTTGAGTTATTATGCAAATAAATTGTTCCTCTTAAAAGAATGATTAACAAACAAAGCAGCTAGCAAAAGCTAACTGCTTAGTCTTAAATAAGATCTAACTGGTTACAGCACATTAAAGATGGGTTATCTATAGTATGAACGGGATATTGAGTTTTATTCAGTGGGTAGATGCATTTAATGAAAGAATGTAGCCCACCATATTCCGAATAATCCAATCCAACCAATGCTAAGTAATATGTATTTCAAAATTTTCATAATTACTCCTTTTAGATATAGATTGCTCAATTGAGTTGTCTTTTGTTAATTTTTAATAAAATCCTCCTTTTAATAGAAGTGGTATGTAACTTAAAGTCACAGTTAGAGTATAAACGGAATCGGAAGAGTTATATGGGAATAAAACTTAATAAAAGTTTTATTTTAAAAGAAAGTGGTGATACAAATGTATATCTGTCCAAAATGTTTCACTGATCAATATGAGCTTTTTGAACATTTTACATTATGCGGAGCGGATAATGAATCTTGAGTATTTTAATAAATTCAAAGATGTAGTCGGTTTATAAAGTTGGTTCAGTAATATGTATAAAAGCAATATAGAAGTACGTTTAACAAATACGTATAATTCCTAAAAAATACTTTTATAAGACATTATTATAAAAAGGAGATGGCAAAGAGACATTTAAAATTATTAACAGTGAGATGAGTAATTGAATAGGATTATATTAATTACTTAATGCTGGGATATGTTTTAAATGGAGAATCAATTTAAAGAGATATTTGGTGCATGGGTTGCAGCAATAGGAACAATTACTTCCGCTATTGGAAGTACGCCTTTTGATTTTATAAGCAGTAATGTAAGAAAGGATTTAAATGTTTATGGAAACGTATTACAGGCTGTTGGAAATGCTTTAGAGGCTGATGGTCAAGAAGAAGTGTCTCTTGAAAAAATCGGTAATGAAATCCAATCAATTGGCAATGTCACTGTAATATCTGGATTGATTATCGATTTTAAAGAAGAAACACAAATTAAATTAGTGATTGCCGGGAATTGGACACAGGCTTTGGGTGGACTTACAGCATTAGCAGATGAATTTGAGGATACATCCGATAAAGATGAAACCTTAAATATTATAGGAAACTTATTACAATCAATTGGGAATTCATTACAGGCAATAGGGGGTATTGACGAATTAAAAAATATCAGAAATAAGGACCAGTCTAATAAAGAAGGTAATGTAAATGATGTGGAGAAAGATACAAACACTCAGGTAAACAACGAAACTAATGAAAATGAAGAAGGAAAGCTAATAGATATTATAGGAAGTTGGGTTCAAGCAGTTGGTTCTGTAATTTCATTAATTGGACAAATACGTGAAGAGAGTGAGGAATTGGAAGGGAACGATGAATAGAGTAATTTAATAGAACAGTTAAAACAATAATTCTTTTAAAGTGAAAGCAAACAGAATATAGTCCGGCTAGAAAACTAGAGGACACCAATTCATTAAAGCGGCAATGAAAGCTGTTTTAGGGATAGGTGTCCTTTTTATTTTGAAAAGGGAGATGGGGAAATGAAGGTGCTAAGAGATCAATTGCGCAAATGGAAAAAGCAATCAAAACAAGCTAAGAAGAAAAACAAGAAAAAACGAACAGAAAAACTAAGCACTCGTGACATTGAAGATTTAATGGGAATTCGTGGTCCACGTTATGAACGTAGACGTGGAGCTTTAAGACAAAAGTAATTTAAAAATAAAAAGGAGTGGTCTTACATGACTAAACAATTATCTTTCTTACCAAAAATTGATAGAACAGCAACACAAGAGGAATTAGAAGGTATGTTGGAAAGCGTACGTATACATAGACAGTTTGGGATGATGCGTAAAGAAATGAAAGTCACTCCTTCTTATGAAATACGTGAGCATGGTCCTACACATGCAGTCGGAAAACCGTTAGAAGATGTTGCTATAGCAAATATTCAACAAAGTAAACGAGAAGAATGGCTTGAAGGTATGTCGTTACGTATTGATCAGTTTCTAAATCGATTAGGAAATGGACGTGCAGGAAGTATTCAAAGGGATATTATTTGTAAACGTTATTTAGAAGAAGAGGATATGTGTGATTACATGGTTTATAACGAAATCGGAATGTCAGAGCGTACTTACCGACGTTGGAAGTCTAAAGCGTTTTATAAACTTGCTTTTGCGCTGGGATTAGAAGTTTACGAGACAGAAGAAACTGGAGGTAATGAATAGTGAATTTTGTTCAACCGATACGTGATCCAGAGCAAATACAACAAATTAAAGAGTATTTAAAAGTAAAGAGCGAACGTAATTATATCTTGTTTGTAATGGGAATTAACACAGGCCTACGCATTAGTGACATTCTAAAACTGAAGGTTGGAGATTTAAAGGGAAGCCATATCTCAATGCGTGAAATGAAGACAGGTAAACAGAAACGTATTCAAATTACTGCAGCATTAAGAAGAGAGTTAAAATGGTATCTCGAAGGTATGGAAGATTATGAGTATCTAATTAAGAGTAGGCAAGGAACGAATCGACCAATTGGAAGGAGCATGGCGTATAAAATACTTAGCAGTACAGCAGCAGAGTTTGGTTTAGATGAGATTGGGACGCATACACTACGTAAGACATTCGGATATCATATGTACATGCAGACGAAAAATATAGCCCTGCTGATGGAGATATTCAATCATTCAAGTGAACGGGTAACGTTAAGATATATAGGAGTAAATCAAGATGCAATGGATAAAGCAATGACTAGGTTTAAAATCTAATCATTGCTTTTTTCTTTTTAATTTTTATTCCATAAATATAAATGGATAAGGGGTGAGCTTTTTGGGGCTATCAATAATGATAGATTAGGTTAATTTTACATGTATACGAAATTTATCATTTATTCATCATGAATTTTTATTGATGGTATTTATATATATATTTACTCATAAGAATGAAACTAGGTTAGCATTTACTGGGGGGATTACGAATGAATAGGGATGAAACCTCATTACACCCTGATACGGGTGTTACGTCTGTAATGTTTGTTGAACGATCATTAAATGAAATTCGTTTTTGGTCTAGAATCATGAAGGAGCATTCTCTTTTTCTTCGATTGGGGTTTAGATGTGAGGATACCCAACTAATCGAAGAAGCTAATCAATTTTATCGATTGTTTGAACATATCGAACAAATAGCGTATTCCTATACAAATGAAACAGATCCTGGGCAAATAAAAAGATTTAATACAGAAGTACAACAAGCTGCAACTAATATTTGGGGATTTAAACGAAAAATTCTAGGATTAATTCTCACATGTAGATTGCCAGGACAAAACAATTTTCCGCTGTTAGTTGACCATACAAGTAGGGAAGCTGATTATTTTAGAAAACGTTTAATTGAATTAAATGAAGGTAAATTAGATGCACTTCCTGATGCTATTATTAAAGAGAATGTTTTCTTTTTAAGGATTATGGCAGACCATGCTAAATTTATTGGTCATCTTCTTGATCCATCGGAAAGAAAGCTTGTAGATACAGCTCGGAATTTTAGCAATGATTTTGATGAATTGATGTATCAAGCAGTTGACTTAGAATCTATGAAACCACAATCTCAAACAGTTCCTCTTTTAGATCAGTTTTTAGATCAAAATCGTGTGTCAGTCACATCTCTCCGGGATTTTAAGAAAACGGCACGTGATTTAATTGAGCAATGTAAAATAAAGAGTATCATTCATCCATTATTAGCAGACCATGTTTTCCGTGAGGCTGATAGGTTTCTTGAAATAATTGATATGTTTGATGTTCATCTTACAAATATTAAATCACAATCTAAATAGTCTGCCTAATTTCAAATAAGAATAAGCTCCTTTATTTCATATATAACTAGGTTAAATATCAATATGAATTTTTAAAAGTACCAATACGCAAAGGCTGCCACGTATTAGCGATGGATAATATGTGGCAGCCTTTATTTTTTTGTACTACATTTTAAAAGTGAAGGATTTTGGCCCAATATACGTTTTAATTGTATACAGTTCCTCATTTTTATTGTGTTGTGTAACCCAAAAGAGAAAGTTTTATGAAGCTATGAATATCAAGGACTTCAGCGACAGGTGCAGTTACACAAAATATAAGATATGGGTAAGTGTCGGTATCAAGGTGTCGAATGGTGTATATACATAAATATAAAATGTAAGGGGGAGGTAATCGTGATTCATGTTAAATGAAGAACTATTAGAAGTAATAATTAAATATAAAAGGAATACTGGAAGAAATCCTGATCTGTTAAAGTTAAATCCAATTTATTTTAGAAATATTCTAGAAGAATTGAATTATCCAGAGTGGGTTATTAAAAAGAAAATGACAGAAATGAAAAAAAGTATATTCGGTGTACCAGTGGAATTAATAGATACAGTGAAAAAATTTGAACTATGAAAAAAGTTGGCAGAGTCGTGACCGCTTTTTGGCAGGAAATGTGCCGGTTGTTTTGGAAACAACATGATATATTTGTATTGTGAGAAGTAGCGGGAAATATTTCTCGCAAATTTCATCATAACTGAAAATGGTTCGTCATGACCGGTGGCGATGGTTGCAGATTGGATGAGCAGTTGTCTCTTGATTTCACATTCAATTGCAATTCACATTATGTAAACGGAGAAGGGCTTTTGCTCTTCTTTCGGTTACTTAATAATGTACAAACAAATTGATGCAGCAATATTAGGTGATTGGAAGAAGGAGAAAACTTTATTTACCGTAATTGAAATACAAATAAATAATTGATATCAGAGCATCCATTCAGGTGCTTTTTCTTTTGATATGCTAATTAATCACAAATCGGTATTCCGAGTACTCTTAGAGATAATGCTACTTGAAGAGGAATCTCTAATCTAGCAATTTCGATACCAGCTACTGCAAGAACTAAAAAAGGTTGGCCATTTACAAACAAAACAAACTCAACACAAACCAAATATTGTAAATAATTTTCAAAAACTATCTAATGTAACACATCATATATTTTGTTACATTAGATTTATGAATAGAAATGCTGTTATATCAACGTTTTTGTCTATTTGTAAAAATAACTACCATATTTTATGTAACATATTGTATAATAAAGATACATATAATGTAACATAATGTATGGAGGGGTAAGGAATGAAGTTTGTGCAACCAATTCGAGATAAGAAAAAATTAGAAGAAGTGAAAGAGGTTTTACGTCGCCAATCTTATCGTGATTTGTTTTTATTTGAAATGGGAATCAATACAGGTCTAAGAATTAGTGACTTATTAAAGTTACATGTAAATGATGTGAAAGAAAGAACTCACATTGTTATTAAAGAACAGAAGACCGGAAAAGAGAAACGTTTCATTATCAATACAGCGTTAAGAGAAAAAATAAATGAGTATGTAAGTGGAATGGACGAAACAGATTGCTTATTTGCTTCTAAAAAGACAGGGAAACCGATCACAAGAATTCAAGCTTATCGAATCATGAACGCTGCTGCTGAAAAAGTAGGACTTGATGAAATTGGAACGCATACTCTTAGAAAAACTTTTGGATACCATTACTACCAAAAGACAAAAGATGTAGTAATGCTACAAACAATCTTTAATCATTCTGCTCCATCAATTACATTACGTTATATAGGAATCCAACAAGATGAGATAGATAAATCATTAGAAGATTTCAGTTTATAATGTTCATTTGATGTAAAGATGCATTTTGCAAAATAGGCAAATGGTTTGTGGCATGGGATTTGCCCTTATACATACCATATCTTATTCGTATATGAAGGGGAGGTTTAATGTATGTATTATCCTTATTATGAATCACAACCATATACACAAATTAATAGGCCGCCGTCATTAGGAGGATTTGGTGGACCAGGTTGTGTTAATAAGTGGACATTAGTTAATGTAGGCGGAAGTATATTTCCTATGCTTATAACAAACTACACCATTGGAGGGCAAGTGACTGGCCAAATACCAACAGGTTTGACCAATACATCATTCCCAGCAACCTCTATAATTGATTCAATATGTCTATAATAAAAAACACTGCCTAAATGGTGGTGTTTTTTATTATAGATAGACCAATTATATAAAGCGATTAGCGCGAGGTGGTGTAAATGGAAGAAGAAACTATAAACGTTCCTACATGCTCTGTTTGTAATGAACCTTGTATGTGGACCTTAAAAATGCCATTAACTATTACTCATTTTGATAAAACATATATCCGTGAAGCAAACATGGGTAATGCTCATATATGCATTGAGTGTTTAGAGAAGGAAGTGCAAACAATTGGATAAGGGGGCAGGTGTTATGTAATTATGGCCAGACAACGAAGTCCAGACCGTAACAAAGCGTATGAAATATTTAAAGAACATAATGGTGATATTACGAATCGTAAAATTGCTGAATTGTTGTCTACATCCGAAAAAACTGTGAGTGAAAAAACGGTTGGCGGATGGAAATCGAAAGATGAATGGATAGACAAATTAAACGGAGTACTCCATAAAAATGAACGGAGTACTCCAAAGAAAGATACGGAGTACTCCAAAAAGAAACCAGGAGCACCCAAAGGTAATAAGAATGCTGTAAATAATCGTGGTGGAGCCAAAAAGGGGAATAAAAATGCTGTCGGTAATTCCGGAGGATCTGCTCCACCGCGTAATGGTAATGCTGCTACTCATGGTTTATATAGAAAGTATTTACCAAAAGAATTATATGATTTAAAAGAAGAGCTAGAGGAAGCAATTAAAAATGATCCTTTATCGATTCTATGGGAAAGTATAATGTTGCAGCACGCTCAAATTATTCATGCTCAACGTATTATGTTTGTTAAAGATAATAAGGACATGACAAAGGAGCTACGTAAGAATAAAATCAGCGAAAGTGGATTTGAAGAAGAGTGGGAAATTCAATTTGCTTGGGACAAGCAGGCTAGTTTCTTAAATGCTCAATCTAAAGCACTTTCTACATTATCTGCTCTTATTAGGGATTTTGATAGATTAGCAAATATAGATGATGAGCGACGCGCCAAACTTGAATTTATACAGGTTCAAATCGATAAGATTAAATCTAATACTAATAATGATGATAACCATATTGAACCGGTTGTCATTGTAGATAATATCAGTGGTGATTTAAATGTCTAAAAAGCAAATCGGCGAAATACTTCCATCGGCATTTCATCAAGTTTGGTTGGCACGTAAATGTGAATCAATTTTAAAAATTGTTTGTAAAGGCGGGCGTGGTTCTGGTAAATCTACTGATATATCTATTTGTATTGTGATGGATCTTATTCAGTTTCCTGTTACAGTTCTTTGCATACGTAAAGTAAAGGATACAATAAGAGAATCCTGCTACGAGCAAATAAAAGAAGCGATAGAGCTATTAGGTGTAGAGCATTTATTTCGTTTTAAAGAAAGCCCAATGGAAATCATTTATAAACCACGTGGGAATAAAATCATATTCCGTGGTGCTGATGATCCTGCAAAAATCAAATCAATTAAGATAGCAAAGTATCCAGTTGCTATTGCGTGGTTTGAAGAATTGGCCGAATTTAAATTAGAAGAAGATGTTTCTACAATAGAGAAATCTATCTTGCGTAAAGAGCTACCGAATGGATTGCGATATAAAATGTACTATTCATATAATCCACCAAAGAGAAAACAATCTTGGGTTAACAAGAAGTTTGAAACACAATTCAAACCGAAAAATACATTTGTACATCATAGTACATATCATGATAACCCACATATCTCTAAGCAGTTCGTAGAAGAAGCAGAAGAAACAAAGAGACTTAAACCACAGCAATATGAACATGAGTATGAAGGGAAACCAACAGGCAGTGGTGTTGTTCCATTTAGTAACCTTAAATTCAGACGTATTACAGATGAAGAAATTAAATCATTTGATAATATACGTCAAGGGATTGACTGGGGTTATGGGAATGACGCGCTGTCTTTTGGTCGTATGCATTATGATAAAACGCGCAGAAAGCTTTATATATTCGGTGAAATACATGGCGTTAAAATTAGTAACCGCTCATTAGCTGAAAAGATTAAACAACTTGGTTGGGATGACGTGGAGATAATTGCGGATTCATCGGAACCAAAATCAATTGATGAAATGAAAAATGATCATGGTATTAAGAGAATCAAAGGAGCAGTTAAAGGCCCTGGTTCTGTTGAATACGGGGAAAAATGGTTAGACGATTTAGAAGAAATAATAATTGACCCCGAACGTTGTCCAAAAACTGCAGGTGAATTTGAAAATATTGATTATGAAGTTGATAAAGACGGTAATCCAAAAAATAGATTACAAGATAAAGATAATCATAGTATCGATATGACCCGTTACGCATGTGAGGACGATATGAGTAAACGTAAAGTAGTTATGGGTGGAAAGGTGAAAAGAGTGTAGTCGGACATTTATTGTTCGGCTATTTCTTTTGCCCTTGATTAAGAGAAGAAAGGAGGACATACAAGCGATATGAGCGATAAGAAAGCAATTAAGAATGTAAAAGTATTTGGTATTAATAAAGCCGCTGATGATCCAAAGAATAGGGAAGACAACAGTAAGCAAATGACTGTAGATCCATTCGCGCAAATATATGGCGATAAAGGGTTGGTTAAACCACCTTATGATATGTCGGTGCTGCTGGAAATAAAGGAAAGTAATCCAATCCATTCTGCTTGTATTAGCGCAAAAGTCGATGATATTGCTGGTGTTGGTTTTGACTTTGCCCCTTTTGAAGAAGTAAAAGAAGCCGCGAGCCAGGAGCAATATAAAAGGTTGAAAGACTTTATGAGAAATTGTAATCCGGAAATGACAAGCTCCGAGATCATAAGGGCCGTATGGGATGATTATGAAACAGTTGGCTGGGGTATTATTGAAGTTGTTCGTAATAACAAAGGTGAACCGTCAGAACTATACCACATTCCAGCTCATACAGTTCGTGCTCATAAAGATAAAGTTCGCTTTGCTCAAATTGTAAGTAACAAAGAACGATGGTTTAAAAAGTTCGGTTATCCTGATGAGTTTCGTCTTGATAATAGCAATCTTTTAGGGGCAGAAGATATTGCGGAAAACGGAACAGAAAAAGCCGGAGAAGTAATTGTTATTCGTAAATTCGGTTCTCGTTCTTCTTATTATGGGATACCTAATTACGTTAGTTCTATCGGCTCAATAGTAGGTTCTCAAGCGGTGAGAGATTATAATATTAACTTTTTTACAGGTAAGACAATTCCTGATGCTTTGCTATTCCTTGAGGGAGTAGATGAAGTGGATCAAGGAACGGAAGATGAATTAAAAGCATTTTTCTCTGCAGAAACAAAAGGAGAGCATCATAAGTTAGCCGTTGTTCCGGTACCACCAGGAGCAAAAGCTAGATTAGAAAAAGTTAGTCCGGATGTAAAAGAAGGTAGTTTCCGTTTGTATAAGCAGGATAGCGCAATGGAAATATGCGTGGCGCATCGTGTACCGCCTTATCGTATCGGTTGGGCTATGACAGGTTCATTAGGGCAAACAACTGCTAAAGAAATGAACGAGATGTATAAGCGTTCTATTATTGAGCCTGGCCAAGAAATCTTAGAACATCGATTGAATAATCAATTGTTCCGTGTATTTGCTGAAATACTAGGCGGTTTAGATTGGCATTTCAAATTAAATGAAATCGATACGGATGATCGTGAAGCTGATATGCAATATGCAGCTGATGGTTACGAAAAACGTATATTAACACGTAATGAATCCCGTAAAGTAGTAGGCTATGAACCTGTAGCAGATGGGGATACATTCTTTGAAGGTGTAACAGCTGCTTCTCAATTAGAACCTATTGCAAAAGCTGCAGACAATGAGCAAGATAACTTAATTGCTATTAATACATTTAGGGAAAAACATGAAGAAATAGAGAAAGCTATGCAAAAGAAGGTAGCGGATTTTTTTCCGAGCAGGGAAAACGGCTCTTAAACCTGCTTCCCGTAATTCGTATTAATAAAGCAGATGAAGAGATTGATCCTGTAATTGCAGAAGCAGAAGTTGATGAATTTCTGGATAGTGTTGATTGGGATGAGGAACGACAAATGTTTGTCGATGAAGTCACGGACACACTACAGGATGATGTAACAGAGTTTGTACAGAGTACTATAGCTTCTAACGGTTTAACCTGGATGGTTTTAGATCCAATTGGTGACGTTGCTGCAAAATGGGTAGCTACTTACGCTTTTGAATTAGCAAAGGGAATCCATGAAACTACTAAAGATAGATTAAGAGAAACAATGCTAAAGAATCTTAGTGAAGGAATGGGTGTCGATGCATTAAGTGTTTCTATTGCAGATGTGATGTCAGAAGCAAGTAACTACAGAGCGATGATGATTGCACGTACAGAAACAACATATGCAATGAATTACGGCAATTTAATTGCTTATAAAGGCGCAAATAGAAACAAGAAAACATGGCTTACAGGAAACGATGAGCGTGTTTGTAAAGAATGTGGTGGTTTACATGGGGAAACGGTAGATATTGATGATCTATTTAGTAATGGAAAGATGTGCCCACCAGCTCATCCGCATTGCCGATGTACTATGATTTCAGAAGAGTAATAAAATACACCTATTTAATTGGGGTTTCATCGTCAAAACGTATAAGGCTTTAAATTGGCTGCTATGCGTTTTGACAGTGGAACCCCAATATTTATAGGGAAGGAGGTAAAACGATGGGATACGAACTAAAAAATGCCAATATCAGTTATGTTTCATTAGTTACAAAGGGTGCAAACGGTCGTCAATTTGCCATTATGAAAAGTGAATCTGCTAAACAACCAAATATATCAAAGCAAGTTCCAATCCTTAAAACAGAGGAAGAGAAGCAGCTTATTACAGGTGTAGTATATGAACCGCTTGTTGAGGATAGTCACGATGACATGATGACTGCAGAAGAAATTGAAAAGGCTGCATATACCTTTATGGAAAATTACCAACATATCGATAAGCAGCACGATGAAATAGCAGGTAAAGGCACTGTCGTTGAAAACTGGATTGCTAAAAGCGATATGATGGTTGGCGATCAAGAAGTAACAGCTGGTACATGGCTTATGACAGTCCGTGTCGATGATGAAGAAACATGGGAACAAGTAAAGAAAGGCGATATCACAGGGTTTTCGATGGGCGGATTTGCTGAACGTGTAGAGATCGCAAAGGCAGATGATCTTACTCATGAAGAGAAAGGCATTATTCGTAAAATGGTCGGTTTCTTCAAAGGTGAAAATCACAAAATCACAAAAGGTGAAGTAAAAGATCGCTTTATTGATGAAAAACAAAAGCGCGATTTACGGGCTGTCTTTAATTTATTTGAAGATGTGTTTTATTGGGAGATTTGGGAAAGTAACCCCGATATCGACCGAATGACGGCTGCTCTTGATGATAATGAAGGACATACTTTCTTCTATTAAAGGCGGTTATACCATCGCGAAATCAGAAGACAGTGTACAAGCAGAAAGCATTGTTTTAGAAAACATAAAAAAAGCTGGGAAAGTATTATCTCAAAAGAATCATGAAAAATTAGATGAAGCATTAGCTTTAATTAGTGAAATAAAAGAAGCTGCTGCACCACAGGAGGAAGATGAAATGAAAGCAGAAGATATTGCAGAGATTGTTAAACAAGCAGTAGAACCACTAACTACTAAGTTAGATAAGATTGAAAAGCAAGTGAATGGCGAAGAAACAGAACCAACACCAGAAGAGCTAACAGAGGAAGAGAAAACTGCAGCAGTTATCCAAAAGGCACTAGAACCAATTACCAAACGTCTTGAAAATATCGAAAATGCTGCTTCTATTCGTAAAGGCTTAGATCCAGACGAAGATTTTAAACCAGGACAACAACCAATTAAAAAATCAGTATTCTCAAATTTAAATTTGTAATATAAGGAGGAATAAACAATATGAACAATCAACAATTATTAAATCGTTTATCTAAAATTGAAAAGACAATTACTACAGGTTCAGTTTCTTCTGGTTTATTAAATCCAGAGCAAAGCAAAGAATTCTTTAGAATGGCATTTGACGCAACACCATTCTCTCAATTACATCGAAAAGAGATGCGTAAAGCAAAACAAGGTGTACTTGATAAAGTTGGTATTGGCGGCCGCATTCTACGTAAGAAAACAGAGAATAAAGATGAGGATTACCGTGCAGGTGTTAATACATCAACTATTCCATACAATACAAAAGCACTTCGTCTACCTTGGGAAATTACAGAAGAAACGCTGCGTGAAAATATTGAAGGTGAAGGCTTTGAAGATACTGTAATGACACTTATGTCAACTCAAACAGGTATTGATTTAGAGGATTTACACTGGAATGGTGATGTAGAATCATCTGATCCATTTTTATCAATTAACGATGGCTGGTTGAAGAAGATTCTAAAATCAAAAGAATCGCATATTATTGACCACGCTAAACTAGTAACTGGTACAGGGGAAGAAGCAAAAGCTAATGGATTTGGTAAAGGTTCGATCTTTGCTTTATCTGGTGTAATGCCAAATAAATATAAAAATAGTAACCTACGTTGGATTATGTCACCAAATCGTAGAGAAAAATGGATTGAATATTTAACAAACCGTCCAACTGGAGCGGGAGACGCTGCATTATTAGGAGCTGGCGATCAAGTAAATAAACCAATGGGTTACGGGATTGTTACAGTTCCTTCTTTATCAGATGACATTATTATTCTTGCAGATCCACGTAACTTTATTGCTGTTAACACATATGAAACTCGCATTCGTAAAACAACAGAAGGTAAATCTGCAGTAATGGAAGATAAACGATTCTATGTAATTCACTTTGATGATGATGCTGTAATTCAAGAAATGGATGCAGTAGCAATCCTAACAAATATTCCGGATACGTTTGGAGCTTAATATCCAGGCGTATTTTTTATGGGAATAAACCCTTTGTTATTAGGGTTTTGAATGTATACTTTTTTAATGTTTTCTTGTTTTTAACGGAAAACGAGACAGAACCAATAAAACCAATAATACGAATGTAAACTTTCATGCAATAGTTTACATTCGTGAAAGGGGTGTTAATTATGAAAGTAGTTACGCTGCGATACGGTGGCACTTACACCGCTTATGGACAAAAGTTTAAGAATGGCCAAGAAGAAACAGTTGCAAATGATAAAGCTGATTACCTTGTAAGTACTGGACATTTTGAACTTGTAAAAGAAGTCGATAAGAAGGAGAAAGAAACATAATGGATATTACCATGCAGGACATTAAAGACCGCGTAAATGTGCAGAAAATGCCCGATACGGTTATTAAAGAACTAATAGATTACTATGCAGTTATTGTTAGGAAGTATTTAAGAGTTAATCCAGAGAATCCAATGAAAGAAGTCATTCAAACAAGCAAACTAGCTTGGCTTTCTTTTCCTGCTGAATCTATAGCAAAAGTCACTCATGTTAGTTCAAAACAAGATATGACCGATTCTATTACTGTAAATGGCCGTATTGTTTATGGTTTATCCGAAAATCAATTGTATGAATTCGAATATAAGATACAAGATTATGATGATCTGCAGGTACTTATGAGGAAATGTATTATTGATTTGGTTATTTCTGCAGTGGTTCGTGCTAACTTGCAGCGAAAGGGAATGAAGACTTCGGAAAGTATTGGCGATTATTCGTACCAGATTAGCCCAGAAGCGTTAAATGAACCTGATACAAATAATAAGATACTCAATGGTTTAAAAGCGTTTAGAGCAAGAGTTAAGCCGGTGATGGCTACATGAATACGTACTTCGATGATGGTGATATGGATGATTTATATATTCATGAGGTAGTAGTAAAACGAAAAATGAAAAAGAAACAATCCTCCGGTAATTATGCAGAAGTAGAAGAAGATGTTTATGAGAATATGACTTGTCGTGTAACTACTGATTCTGCTGCTGATAATGAGAGGTTTAAGCGTGATAAACAAAATTTCGATACAACCTTTAAGATATATGCACCTGCTTCCTACAAAATTAAGCCGAATGATCGTATCCATTTCAAAAGTGAAGAATTAGGCGTTGATTATATGTTTGAAGTAAAAGGCGAACCACGTAATCCTGCATTTATGAATCATCACATTGAAATTTATTGCGAAAAGGTATGATTCTATATGGCAAATTCAGTAGAAATTGAGTACTCAAGCAATATGGAGCAAGTAAAGACGCATATTAATGCTATGTGTGTTGAAAAAGTTACAGCAGCATCTATTCATTTACAAAATCAAGTTAAGAAGAATCTCACAGGTAGCCGTAGTGGTAAGCAATATAAAATACCTCATACGAGTCGTAAATATACTGCTTCTAAACCAGGTGAAGCTCCTGCTGTTCGTACCGGTGACTTGTTAAATTCGATTAAATACAATGTTAAACGATCACAATCAGAGGTATTGGGTGCAGTAGGGAGCGATTTGAAAAAAGCAATATGGCTTGAAACTGGTACAAGTCATATGGAAGCCCGTCCATTCCTATTAAAAACGTTTGAAAAAGAACGTAGAGAACTTAAAAGAATGATGGGAGGGTAATAGATGTCTAATGCTATTGCAGCTATTAGAATGCTTGTAGAGAACGATGAAATAATAAAAGCTAATCTATCAGAGTATGGTGAAGGCGAGGACAAAGGGCCTGCTCTTTCATTCCAAACTGCACAAGATGATATGGAAATGCCTTATGTAGTTATGAGAATTGAAGCAGATAATCCGGATGATGTTGAAATTATAGATCGTATGATTCTAAATTTCGATGTGTATTGTGATAATGGGGATTATGATAAGGCAAAGTTAATTGCTACACGTATTGAGAAGTTACTCGATAGAGAAGTTGGTTTAAAAGATGATGGGATACTTTCTATACATCGTGCAGGTAAACTGCCGGTACCAGATGAAGACCCATCTATCATTCATATAAATGCGAAATTCCTTGTTCGAACATTTCGAACGGACTTGTATTAGGAGGTAGAACAAATGGCTTGGAAATTGATTAACGGTGTCCGCGAAGGCACGACTGATAATTTTGTTATCGGTCCCGGTGTTATTTACAAAAATTTTAAAAGCATAAAAGAATTAGGCGAAATGGTTGGAGCGACTACTGGCGGAACAAAAGTCGGTTTTGATCGTGAATATTATGATGCAGATATTGATGGTGTCCTTGGTCATTTAGTGCGCGGTAAATGGCTTTTAAAAGATGTACCGCACGTTGAGGTTACATTAGTTGAATTTACAAAAGAAAACCTACAGTTGGCTTTACCTGGGATGACGGTAGATAGTACAACTGAAGAAGATTACGATATTATGAAACCTTCAAATGATATTCCAGATTCAAACTATCATGATATCGCACTAATCGGTATGATTTCGGGTAGTGAATTACCTGTTATTTTCGTAATTCGCAATGCAATGGTAGTCTCATCTATTGAAGTAGATCTAAAAGATGGTAAAGGAACGGTTGGTTTGAAATGTAAATTTATCGGTCATTACAGTGAATCTGCACCATCTACGCCACCGTATGAAATTTATGTACCAAAGAAAAAGAAAGTAACAGCACAAAAAGCACCGGCTACCGCATAAAGGGTAGTCGGTTTTCTATTACATAAAACGAGCTAAATGTTAAAAGGAGAGCACGAAATGAAATCTATTTTAGAAAAAATGATGAATACCGGTACAGAAATCACGATTTTAGGGGAGAAAATATTGATGCGTCGCCTAAATGTAACGGATGTTTGGCGGTTCGCTAAGATTATTTCTAAAGTTGGACGCCATGCAATAGCTGATTTTGCAGATTTCGGTAAAGCTAAAAATGAAATGGATGAACTAACAAAAGCTGCAGAGTCTCTTCCAGAAGAAGAAAAAAACGTTCAGTTAGCTGCACTTAAAGAACAACAAAAACAAAAAGGTTTAGAGTTTGCTTTACGTGTACTAACAATGATCCCGGCTTGTGAGGATGATTTCACAGAGTTCTTTGCAAGTTTACTAAAAGCTAAGAAAGAGGAATTTTGCCAACTCCCTCCCGAAGCGATGGTTTCTGTTATTCAAGGATTACTGGAAAGTGAAGACTTAATGACTTTTTTCAACCAAGTGCAGGGGCTAGTGAAAGTTCAGAGCGAGAAATGGAACCAACCAGCAGCAGCGCCAATCCTAGCGTAAATGAAGACTCAGATGAATATTTAGAAGAAGCAGAACAAAATATGTTACGTGCTTTCGACAAGATACAAAAACGGTATGGATGGACAGATGATTATGTCTTATCAATACCGTATTCGCGTTTAATGGACCTGTTTTCTCTAATTGCACGAGAAGAGCAGCAAGAAGAACTAAATGAGTGGAAGAAGATGGCGTTCATTGGCTTTCAAACTCGTCAGCTTGAAGAAGGTACTACTTTCAATGATTATCTTCAAGCCTTTGGGCTCACTGACAACCAGGGCGATAAAGAATCGTCTTATGAAATGGGTGAAGTATGGACGAAAGAAGAATGTGAAGCGCATGTTGAGCAGATCATGGCCCACTTCCAAGAAGACGATGAAGATGCAGAATAAAATGGTTATCGGCCCCGTGAAAGGGGGTGCGTAAATGTTAGCTGAAATGTTCCAACTGTTCGGAACGATTGGTATTAAAGCAGAAGGTGCTTATAAAGATTTACAACAATTCGAAGATCGTGTACAAAAAACTGCAAATGGAATGCATGATAAATTCCAAAAGGCAGGGGAGTCAATTAGTCATGTAGGTAACAAAATGAAAGATGTCGGTACTAACATGACAACGGGCGTTTCCTTGCCTTTAGCTGGTATCGGTGCTGCTGCTGTTAAAGTAGCGTCTGACTTCGATACATCTCAAAGAAACATCCAATCTTCTTTAGGACTTACTGAAAAAGGTGCAGAAAACCTTGGTAAAGTCGCAAAAGAAACTTGGAAAGATGGATTTGGCCAGAGTATTGAAGAAGTAGATCAGTCTCTTATAAAAGTGTATCAGAATATGAAAGAAGTCCCTCACGAAGAATTAGAAGAAGCTACAAAAAGCGCTATGACATTGGGTAAAACATTTGATTCTGATATCAATGAAGTAACTCGTGGTGCAGGGCAGTTAATGAATCAGTTTGGTATTTCTTCAAAGGAAGCATTCGATTTATTTGCTGCTGGTGGACAAGAAGGTTTGAACTATTCAAATGAAATGTTTGATAATGTGGCCGAATATGCTCCACTGTATAAACAAGCCGGCTTCTCTGCTAACGAGATGTTTACCATTATGGCAAACGGTACTCGTGATGGTAGTTATAATCTCGATTACATTAACGACCTTGTAAAAGAGTTCGGAATTCGGGTACAGGATGGTTCTAAAGGTGTATCTGATGCCTTTGCTGAAATGTCACCTCAAACACAAAAGGTCTGGGATAACTTCAACAAAGGTAAAGGGACTTCTGCGGATGTGTTTAATGCCGTCTTAGGTGATTTAGGTAAGATGGACGATAAAGTAAAAGCAAACCAACTTGGTGTTGCTGTATTCGGTACAAAATGGGAAGACATGGGCGCTCAAGCTGTCTTGGGACTTAATAATGCAAATGGTGCGTTAGGCGATGTCGAGGGCACAATGGGTAAAATGCAGAAGACGCAGCAAGAAGCTTTTGGTGTTCGTTGGCAAAAGTTAATGCGTACTACAATGGCATCTTTAGAACCATTAGGACAAGCTATTTTAGATATTGCAGAAGTAGCACTTCCTCCAATTATTAAAACAGTAGAAGTTGTTGCAAAGGCATTTAGTTCTATGCCTAAGCCAATTCAAATTGGTATTGTAGCAATTTTAGGTATGGTCGCTGTATTAGGTCCATTAGTCGCCATGATGGGCTTTATGACAAGTGGAGTTGGTGCATTTGTCGGTTCATTAAGATTCCTAGTACCAATACTTACTAAAGTACCATTATTATTTACAGGTATTCTTAAAGTCGGCCCTAAACTTATCGGTATGTTTGGTGGAATCGGGAAAGCTCTAGCGCTGTTGGGCAGATCCATGATGACCTTACTGATGAATCCCTGGACGATTGCCATACTAGCAATTGTAGGATTAGTATATCTAATTTATAAAAACTGGGATGACATCGTAAAATACACCAAGAAAGCAGTTAAATGGATTGGCGATGTCTGTTCTAAAGCTTGGGACGCAACCGTAAAAGGTGCAAAAAAGGCATGGAATGGTTTAGGTAAGTTCTTCTCTGGATTTTGGAATGGTACAAAAAAACTTTTCAAATCTGCTTCATCGTTTTTGGGTAAAGTCTTAGAAGAAGCTTGGAAATATATAAAACAAAGAATTGAATACAACATTAAAATTTGGAAAAACATTTTCGAGTTTGGATGGAATGCTATTAAATTTGTTTTTAATCTAGCATTAAGCGGTTTGAAAAAAATTGTAAATGGCACATGGAAATTCATTAAGAATAGTGTCCAAAAGGCGGTTAACACCTGGAAGAAAATTTTTACTACTGGATGGAATGCTATTAAAAGAATTTTCTCTATGGCTTTAGCACTCATAAAGCAGTATGTAAAAACCGAATTCGAAAAAATGAAAAATACAATATCCAGTGTTTTTAACACGATTAAGGAAATTGTAAAAAAAGCCTGGGACGCAATTAAATCAACCTTTACTACAGTATTAAAATTCTTAAAAGATTTTGTGAAATCTTCTTGGGAATCTATTAAAGATACAATTTCTAGCGTTATGAACACAATTAAAAATGTGATTCAATCAGCTTGGAATTTTATAAAGTTTACAATCATTAATGCCGTTCGGGAATTTGTTGGATTTGTAATTACTAATTTCAACAAATTATATAACACAATAACCGATGTTGTTGGCGGTATAAAAGAATTTATTGTTAGTAACTTTAAAACTATAAAGAAAGCAATCACCGGTGCATTTACAGGGGTTGTAGATACTGTAAAGGATGTATTCAGTAAAGTTGGTTCCATAGTAAAAAATGTAGCAAAAGATGCAGTTAGCTGGGGAAAAGATATTATTGCTGGTATCGGTGAAGGTATGTCGGGAATGGCAGATTGGCTTATAAAAAAAGCTAAGGGCGTAGTTTCGGGAATACCTAAAGCTGTATTAAAGTTCTTTGGTATCCGAAGCCCATCTCGGTTAATGATGGAATACGGGGGCTATATTACAGAAGGTCTTGGTGTAGGGATGGAAAAAATGATTCCTGCAGTAGACAAAGCTTCTGAACTATTAAATAAAGCTGTCGTTCCACCTAAACCAATGAAACTAGTAAGCGATGTATCTAATCAAATTGGCCAAATGGGCGCACGTTCTGCTGATCTAATCGGTAAAACTGCACATCCATTTGCTGGACAAACCCACGTTGAGAAGAAAACGGATAATGGCGTAACAATTCAAAATGCTACATTTAAAGTCTCTGTTGAAAAACTACAATCTGCAGACGACTTTGTAAAAATGAGAAAGCTGCTACAAAACGTAGTTGCTGATGATCTAATGGGAATGGCGGTGCGAAATGTATGAGTATATTAAAAACATTGCATAGAAGAGGTGGTTCATACCATCTCTTAGGGGATGCAGCAGAAGTAAAAAACACAATACGATATACAATTAATTTCTCATGGCCAGGGACATATAACTTTTCGTTTTTGTCCCAGGTTCCTATTGGTTCTGATGGAATGCTACCAAATAAATACTTTGTTGTTCGAGTTAATGGGATTGAAAGATTCAGAGCACGAGGTCCTTATGATTGGGAAGCGAGAGAAATTTTTGTAGGTGCAGGACCACAAACAATTGAATTTACAACAATCGGTTATGGTTCCTCTGATATAGCATATATACGCGACGTACATTACTATGCATTTGGGCATGTACCTAATATCGAAAAGATTGAACAAACCAAATTACCGAAATCACTAGATGGTTTAAAATTACATAATGTCATGCATGGATACCCGCGTTCTCAAAGTGCTGGTAGCAAAGGTTGTGAAGTAGAATTCACTGTACTATTCAAAGATATCAGTTATTGGCGTGATTTCATGAGGGAAATATATCGTCCTCATATTATTACAGGTGATTACGGTACCTACGGGGGTATAATTCCACCAAATGAAGTAGATGCAATACGAAAAGGAACGTTAGTTATAGCAAAATGCAAATTAATATCTATGTCACAAGCAGGAATAGGAGTTGATGGAATGTGAGAGAAGGTTCTATTTCTTTAATTAGAATGTTGGGGAGCTATTTCCAAGTGGGGAATAACTCCCCTAATTTAATTGTTTATATGAAAAGAAGGGACTCTTCTTCTTACGTCCAAATACAACATCGTGTAATGGGCCTAGAAGTACAGGAGAACGCAGATCAGTTTGCTAGTACATTTACTATTACCTTTGCAAATGAATACGGCCAAATGGCTCCTGATAACTGGTATGGGAAGTTCTCTTCTATTTCAGAATGGTTTTATAACAGTGAGGTAACAAATACAAACCAGCTATATCCGCAGACTGAATTTAAGGTGTCTATTGGCTACGGTGAAGAGGCTTTACCATATATACATGGTTTTGTATCTGATGTGAAGGTAAATGCAGAAAGTGGCACGATTTCAGTAACCTGCACTACATCCTATAAGAAGGTTTTACATAAATCAGTAATCCCAACACCTGGATCAGATGAAATTGTTGCACCTACCGGTAATGTTTATGATGTTGTGAAGTTCTTCTTTGAAAAAGCAGGAGTTACATTGCACGGTAACAGAGTAAATATTCCTGGAACCAATCAAAGTTGGATTGTTGAAGGAGCAACCGGTAAGAGGTTTCAAAAGTGGGATGAAATTGTACGCGATATTATAGATACAACATTCCATTATATAAAACATGAACCGGATGGAAGTTGCACATTCATGAAGATGCCGGACTATGCAATTAATGAACCTGCAAAGTTTAGTTTTAGAGAAGGGGAAAACCTTATTTCTTTAGATATGCAGCTAACTGACCAGGATATAAGTAACAGTATTGTTGTTAAATGTGGAGATTACGCAAACGGATTTCTTAATTCGTTTCTATTAAAAAATGTATCGCAGGGTGATTTACGAGAGGAAATGATAGAAGTACCCTGGGCAACAACATTCTTTGCAAGAAGAGCGGTTGCTGCAGCCTATCATTTAAAGGCAATTCAGAAGTTCAGAACATTAACAGTAGCAGTAGTTGGTGATCCAAGGATTCAATTATTTGATGTTATTTCTGTTTACAATAGAGATTCTGGCCAACAATGGAATTATTTCGTAAAAGGTATTAATACAATGATTTCTGCTGATGACGGATTCTATCAAACTTTAGATTTAACTGTTAACTATGGGTATGAACCTGCTCCATATACAGATATAACTGGTATTACAGTAAATGTAGATACATTACGATTAAAACTTTGGGACTATGATTATGAAGATGGCGACTTATTAAATATTTATTGCAATGATAAGTTAATAGAGGAAAATTACTTTATACGTAATAATCCTACATACGTTGATATACCACTCGAATACAGTGCAAACATGATTGTTTTCGAAGGGGTACGGACTCCTTTAAGATGGCTTACCGGACGGATACAAGTATTAGATACACAAAATAATATTTTATACGATTATGGTTCTTTACCCGATTTAACATTTAAACGAGTAAATATAGATGAATCAACTGGGTATTATATCAAACGCCCAGCGAAAACTTGGGCTGTCACAAGGGTAAATTAGGGGTGATCTTATGATAATGCAAAAGAATTTATATGATCCGATTATGTATCTAATGAAAGGGTTGATTGACAGGCAAATATATAACGGCGGTAAACCAATGCCTGGAAATGACCCGAACGATGTATTTAAAGAAGGTATGACAGAAGGCTATACCCTTATTCGTGATGGTGCTCGTTTGTCTGCAGTTGATGGAGATAAATATTTACACTATGATTTAGCCTTTAATTCACAAGGTATGCTAGAAAAGGTTCTTATCTCTCATAAAGTAACCGGAAAAGAAATGGAGATACAATTAATATACAATGCACAAAAACAATTAGAGCGTGTGCAGCCGAGACTCCTTAATAAAGGTAACGGTATACTATCTGATTTACCAATTCCCGATGTGTCGTAATGATGCACGGGAATTTTTTAATACACGAAAAAGGGTGATTGCTCTTGTTTGAAACAACCTATTTAGCCGGTGGCCGATTAGATCCACCTTTTCATCCGACTAAAACAGAACCATTCATACCTGGTTTCATTATGGATTCCACATCATTTAAAACGGATGAAGTGAAATATACATTACCAGCAGATATGGAAATTTACGCAATTAGTGTTAGTTCTTCCATTTACGAATTAGATGATAAATGGGATTTAATCGTAAACGGGCAAACCGTTTGCCAAGATATTTATACAAAGCGGCTTCCAGAAGGGATGCACTTTATGGTTTATAAAGCAGTTAAAGCAGGAGACACAATTGCATTTCGATTCCATAACCAAGGAATTCTTGATAAAACAGTTTGGTTTGAATTGCACTTTTTAAGATAAGGGGGCGTATTGATGAGTTTTGCTGTTACCTATATGGCTGGTGGAAGATTCGACGCACCTTACTTCCCAACAAAAACAGAGCCATTCATACAAGGGCGAAGAGTTGGTATACATGATGAAATTCATGTAGATAAGTTTTCATTACCATTCGAAACAGAAATGATTGCTTTTTCTGTTGCCGCTTCACATTACAGTGATTCGGACTACTGGAATTTATTTATTAATGGCCAACAAGTATTTAAAGAGGTTTATGTAAAAGATGTGCCGGAGGGATTTAATTTCTCCATTGTAAAACCTATACCTGTTAATGCAGAACTAAAGTTTGAATACCACAATGCATCTGCAGAGAAAAAGGCTATATGGCTTAATTACCAACTATTAAGAGATTAGGAGCGTGAAATAGATGGCATACGTTGAAAAAATGTATACAGAAGGTGAATTCCAAGACGAAATGGTTAAATTGGTAATCGCTAACGGATGGAAGAAAGTAAAATCGTTTTTTAGAGCCGTTTATCCGGATTTAGACGTAAAATCCGAAGATGATTCAAAGTTTGAGTTCGGCATGAGTAAGCACATGCTAGTGAAGAACAATAGCGGTTCTATTTATGGAATTGCTCAAATTTCAAAATGGTCACTTAAAAAGTCAGAGATTAAATACAACTTCACAAATGAAGAAGGTAAGAAAGCTTTTGCCGAAGATGGTAAAAAACGTTTAGAAAGCGGCAGGGATCGTTCTTGTTTTTATGTTTATATGATTGAAAAAGAACCCAGCGTTGCAGATGATGGCGTTCTTGTTCTCCCTTATGAATTTAATAAATTTGAAAAAATATTATTAGATGTGGAATTAACTAAGATAGGAATTACTCTAAAGACAAATCCAAATGGTGGCGGTACATATAAAGTTTACTCCTATGACGAAGCAGAGACACAAGTCATGATGTCCCCTTGGGTGAAAGTAACATTACGAAATACGAATTTACAAGGTATCGATGCTCAAACAAATTGGTGGCCGGATTCATTGGTTCGAATTAATGGCCAAGTTGATGAAAGTCGCGTTGTGTTGTTAATACAAGCAGATAACACACCAGCTTTTGAAAATAATGTGGTTCCAGTTACGCCACTTTACATGGGCCAATTAGAAAGTTATGCAAATGATGATACATTAGGTGACGCTTTATGGGCGGGAACAGCCTTTGATACTGGAAATGAAGCAGCATCACACAAATTCGATTTTAACGACACGAAACCATATAGAAATGTAGAAAACTATATGCCTGTCATGAAATCTTATCCACGTTCTCCTGGTAATGGTATTGATAACGTAATTATTAAACGTTCACGATTGGGAGCAAGGTACCAGGCTCATTTTATTGCTTGGAATGTAGCGCCTAATGCAATGCCACCAGATCGCGTTGGTAAAGATGGCGGTCAATATTCACTAGCATGGCAATCACAAGATAATGACGAATACAAATATCAATTTAATCCGTCTGTTTATAGCAATAAAGTACATACTTCTCGTGCTTATATTGTTCATCCAGATGAAGGTGTACGTGGATATTTACCTTATATGATCCTATTGTCTCCGCTAGGTCTATTAAATGGCGATAGATTAAAAGTTAGAAAGAATACTTGTCCGGATTCACACGACATTTACAAATTCTTTAATGTAGATGCTATTTCACCAATTACAAAAAGACCTGCTACGGCGTATCGTCCTGCTGGGTTAGGTATTTTTGAGAAAACAGTATAAAGGAGTGTACATATATGTGGTTTGATAAAGTCGTATATTTACAAACATTACCGCAAGAATTAGAAAAACTATTTGCTGATAACGGTTGGAAACGAACGCTATTTTTCCAAATTAAGAGCGGCATTTCAAAATTTATTGATGTAAGGTTGTTTGAATCGTTAGGAAGTGATGGCGAACGCAGAAGATTCGGTATAGCAAATGCGTATGACACTGCTGATTCTGATTTCACTGATAGCCGGTTTATTTCTGCAGATTCTCCACTAGGTAAATTAGGGATGGGGGATGGCGTGAAGAAAGATTTCTCTATCCCTGTTTCTCCTGTTCTTGGCCCTTCTGTCATTGTATATGTAAATGGGTTTGAACAAGAAAAAAGTAAATATAAGGTGGATGCAACTACAGGAAAAGTAACATTTACTACTGCTATTGCAAAAGGTGATAAAGTAACATGCGAATATAGATTAGCTACCAATACATATGAGCCAAACAATGACATGCTGCTATTCACTTTCAATCGATACTTTATTGAAAAAGAGATCCTTTCCGGTGATAAATTAGGGGAATTAGGAAAAGGAAATGGAACAAAAAAGAACTTCGCATTACCATTCCCTAACTTTGACGAAAGCAGGACCGTAGTTTACAAGGATAATACTATTGTTGATCCTAGCGAGTACTCGTTCACTGAAACGGAAATTGTATTTAAAACCGCACCTGCAGCAGATACAACAATTAAGATTAGCGGTATTTATTTCTTATTACCAAAAGAAGACGGAACACTAGATACATTAACGGCAAAAACAAGTTTCGATGTACAAAAGATGGAAAGTATTATGGGCGAAGTATATTCTACGATTAATTTTGTGAACCCATCCCCTTATACATCTATTAGTTTTACACCGGAGCAGCGTTTCTCTAAAGAATTAAATCGCGACTCTGTTGTTTATCTATATGGGAATGCAAACAAGGACCGCTTAATTATGTTTATGCGTGTAGATCCAACACCAAATCCAGTTCGTGCATTATTTGTTCCGTTGTATATCGGAAAATTATATACATTCGATGTTGCACCCAGAAAAAACATGATTATTTTAAGCGGATGCAGACCAGGCGACCAATTTGTATATTCACCAAATAAGAAAATCGGTAATGCGCCACTTGATTATGGTTCTGATACATCAAACGGAAATGAAACGGTTCAATTATCACAATCAAGTACAGGAGCCATGTACCAGCATCATTATTTAGCTTTCATTACTCATGATATGTCAGTAGATAGTGGACAAGGACGCTTTAACCCATCGGTTTATAGTGGTAAATATCATTTATCTCAAATTTATATTGTCCATCCAAACGATGGATATGTTGGAAAGTTAGATGATGTTTATGCAGTGCATCCAAAGAATATCCAGCAAGCTGATGAGCTAGAAATTGAAAAAACAGTTGTAGATGAAGTACTTGGACAAGGTGATGGCCATCGTAAAGTATTTCATTTAGAACATAAGCCAAAGGGCGAAACATTACGATTATTCATTTCATGTAAAGAAGTAGAAAAAACAGATTATGTATACAATGCAGAGGATAAGACCGTTACATTTAACGAAGCACCGGTTATTGGTTCTGAAATCACAGGCGCTTATGAAATGGCTCAATTATATCGTTATACATTACCAACAACGCCCGTTTGTCCTATGACACAAGCAAAAGCAACACCATTTAATCCAATTGGTTTAGCGATCTACAAAGAAGATATTTAAGCATAAGGGGGTAGCAGAAGAATGAGTGAAAAAGTTTATTCTATTGCTTCCCCTTCTATATGTACCAAAGAAAAAAGTCATGTTGTTGTCGTTGGTTCTGGACCTAATCAGAATGAAAAAGTTTATTCTTTCTCTATTACACCAGCGAATACAGAAAACAAAAATGATGTTGATTATCCAGTTTGCATTGCTCCTTATGCGAGATATAAGGCTGTTAAAGAAGATAACGCAGGAGTAACTGCCACAAAAGTAAGAGCAAAAGGGATTTTAACAGATGTTGTAGAGAATGCATTGCGACAAATAGAGGTAGAAGCCTACATTTCAAATGCAACTGATTCTGATTTAAATCGAAATATAAATGTGGCCAACATTGAAATACAGCATTCGCAACGAATGGACAGGATTTCTGTTCAACTAATTTCTGCAGAAGAATCACCACAACACAGACGAATTTTCGATATAAACCATATCGAAGGGGTAGAGAGCGAAAAACCAAGCGAGATAGAAGCAATGGTACACGCTTCTGATGAAACAAATCTTATAACGAATGAGTATGAAACTGCACCAATCATAAAGCAGGATTTACTAAAAGGTAAGTTACGTGAGTTCGCTGCAGGTGTAGAAGCATTACCGGAATGGGTAAATGTTGCGCGTATTGTATATGGTGAGGGTTTTTATAATGATCTTATGGCCGATAGAGTTACAACGGATTATGAAGCTGTATCAATGCATAATGAAACGGGCGAGATTGTTACCAGGGAGCTAAAAACTACACATGCAGAGGTTATTTTATCTAATGCAGTTCCAAATATATTACCTGTATCTATTGCCGAAAATGAAACTGGTGATGTACAGCAAAAAGAAATACTTCTTCATGCCCCGGCACAATTCGAATTTGGTGCAAAAGAGCGAGAAGTCAAAGGAATCATAGAAGAATTTGATTTGTTCAATGGTATGGGTATACCGGTTTATCTTCCGGATTATGATTTATTTGCTCGTATGCAGAGAGACATTGAAACGTCTATCGCTAAACAATATGAGTTGAATCGTGTAGAAGAAATTAAAAATGTGGATCTGCTTCCTTATGAAGATATTGAAAGTGCGTATTTAATTCGTGACATAGATGTAGGTCAAATTAACCTAGATCACTCTATTCGAGCAAAGGAACTTGCTGCAGATGTTATCGCAAGTAACGACGTAAGCAAGAAAATAAATATATTTGATTCTGAAAGAAATGAATCCGCATCATTTACAAGAACAAAAGAACAGTATGCGAATGTAGATACAACACACACATTTGAACGTATCGTAGAAACACTTGATTCTGTTTATGCTGATCAACAAGAATTCGCAAATAAAGAAAATGTATTTACTGCAGCTGTAGAGGTAGGACAAGGAGTTGAACATACTTCACGGGTAGTATCTGTTAAAGACATTTCCCAAACTGACGATGCGAATAAAGCGCAAAACATATTCGAGATACAGACAATTATCGGGGAAGAAGCAGAAAGGTTACACGAAGTAAATGCCGGTATTACGAATGCAGATTATTCTCATCGTATCTTAAAAGAATTACAGAGCGTATCGCCAGACGTTACTTTTGCAGAAGTGAAAAATGAGCTACAAGCAACTGTAGTTAAACTGGAACAAGCTGATAAAGAAGATACTGCAGTACTTACACATGTTGATGAATTTTCTTCATTCGGATTAAAAGAACGCGTACTTATTACTGATGTAAATACTGATGAAGTTGCTAATAAAACCGAAAAAGAATTACAAGCTACCATAGAAGAGTTTGATTTATTTGAGGGCCTTGGTATTCCTGTATATCTTCCAGAATTCGATTTGTTTGGCCGTGTTCAAAAAGAACTAGAAACACGTATTGCCTTATTTAATGATTCATCTAAATCATTAAATGTAATGCAAATGAAGCTAGATAAAACAATTGAATCTGAAAAAGTAATGAAAGAACATACAACTGCAGTAATTGAAGAAGTAGCTTCGGACACTGTTCCAGTTATCTTAGATGCTGAACATATAACTTTAAACATTTCTTACAAACAAGATTCACAACAAGCTCTTATTACAGAGCAAGAAGCTTTTAACGGTATTCGTGAATTTGAGGGCGGAATTATCTCTGATATAACACCAGCTAATAAAGAAGTTATAACAAGAGATACAGTTGTAATTGAAACTGCAGATGCTGCAAGGGAATCTGAACGATATGTAATCGTTAGTGAACAAGAATTATTTGAGCGACAGGCTATTGTAGACGCTGTGACTAACGAAGTTGATACATTTGATAGGGAATGTGAATTAGAAAGCGTCACAGAGGAATATGAACGGTTTGAACGTATACCAGAACGAGAATCAGTTTTAGAGGAAAATGAACTATTCAAAATGAAGAGAGTACTAGATACAGAAAAACCAGATGAATTAATAATCATCGAAAAGGAAAATGATGATCCGAAGTTATGGCTGCGACATAGTCGTCAATCTTGGTGGACAAATTCAAATTGGAAGAAAACAAGATAAAGAGAGGGTGATGGTATGGCGTATATAGGACAAGTACTCAAAAATCCAGAAACCGGTTGGAAACGTTATGATGATGACCATACCGTTATTACGTATGAAGGTGATTGGAGAATAGCTGAATCGTCTTACGCTGCTTATGGTAAATACCATCTTTGTAGTGGCAAATCAAAAATACGATTTTCATTTATAGGTAGTAAACTTCGGATAATAGGTGGTACTCATAGAGGTTGGACTGGTACTGTTTATGTTGAGATAGATGGTGAAAATTGTGGTACTTATACTAACTATAACCCTGCTTCATATGGGGAATATTCTATTCTCTTATACGAAAAGAACGATCTAGAGTATGCAATCCATAACGTTGTTTTGCATACAGATGCGATAAGTACTTTAGACGCTCTGGATTTTGGAGAACCAGGAGGTCTTGTCCCTCCTATTAAAGTTAGTGATACTCTAAAAGAACCTCAACTTGGTTGGTCACGATTTGATGATACGGATAGTAATTTTCATTATTCTGGAGCATGGGACATATCTAAATCAGTTGAACACTATGGAGGTTCTATACACTTTTGTCCAGAAAATAACAAGCCAGCAACTGTACAATTCAAATTCTATGGGAAAGCTTTACGAATTATAGGTTTATTATCTTCTGCGTATGATGTAGGTCAAATTTCAATTGATGACATGCCATCCGAAAACATTATTTATACGTATAATCCTTTAAAACCTCAGGCACTAGTTTATGAGAAAATGGATTTAAAAGAAGATTTTCATACAGTTAAACTGTCTGGTCTTAACATAAATTTTGACGCAATTGACATTTTAAAAGGAAAGCTAGTTCCTTTTAAACAAGAAAAAACAAAAGTATCCTTATACGAAAAAGAAAGCGGAAAAATATTTGTAGATGGTTTTGATTCCGTAAATCCAAAATGGCTTATGTCACCATCAAATTCATTTAACAATGATATCAAAAAAGGATTCTTACGTATGAATCATTCTGCAGATAAAGACGTTATGCTTTTAATCGATAAACCACAAAGTGACTTTGCAATCCAGGTTATTGCGGATTATGCTCCTACAAAAGAAGGAGATGAGGGCGGCTTACTGATTTATCAAAATGAAAAGAATAAGGTTGAATTCCTTGAATCCTATTCTGCTAATGGTTCACAAAGCAATAAAGAGTGGATGGCAATATGCAAGGAAGATCAATGGGACTTTTACACAAAGACAGATGCGTTTTTTGATTATACGGATAACGATTCATTAGCAGCAAAAAGAATTGGTGTTGTTTTAAAAAGAGGAACTGCAGAGGGATTTGTACCGCTAGACATCAATAAAATTATTATGACAACAAGTAATATGTTACGTCTGCGCCAACTATATGAAAATTATAAGGTTGTATTAAAAGATACTGCAGATAATATCCTGTCTACTAACATTATAGCTGCAGCTCATACAGGCATTGATATTCAACTTCCTTCTTTAGAGTTTGAGGGAATCATAGAAATATATGACGAGGAAAACGAACTGATAGCAAAGAAACAAGCTACCTTTTACGGTGGGGATATGTATTGCATGGGTTCATCCCTGCAAATCAAAATGAATAGCGAAGAATTAAATACAACGGATCCAACGAACTTAGGTTACATGGTGAATAATGAGCGTATTGTAAAAATGACAATCGTAAATGATAACATCGGTGCTGCTACAAATATAAAACTATCCATTCAACAGTACATGGAGAAAGTCGGTTACACCTGGGCACTTATTTCGTTAGATGGGACAAACTATTTAAATGAAATACAGATTGATTCAGTAGCTGCACAAAGTACGCGTGATTTTTGGGTGAAGGTTGTGAAAGATACAAATTTTCTAGCATTCGAACCAATTTATTTCAATATTCATCTAAAACATAATTGAGGTGAATACAATATGGGAACTGTAATGAAATTATATAGATATACATCCGAAAGCGAGATTACACCGTCAATCCTTATTGGAAGGAATATACAAATTACAATTGAACCAGGAAAAACTCTATATACTCCATTGGATGTAGGTTGTAACAAATACGATATTCGCACGATTCAAGTTACAAATGATTCAAATGTTGAAGCAATGTTATTTATGTACGATCAAAAAGAGAATGGGAATCAGGTCTATAAAAGCTTATCAGAAAAAAGAACATATGATATTTTGGCTATTCCTTGTGAGGATAAAGATCATACAAACAAGGTACATCTTTATATAGAAAATAGGGGTGTGGCAACCTCTACTTTTAATGTTTCTATGAAAGCAATACGTTTAAGTTAAGGAGGAAGATGCAATATGACAAATAAAATTTGTAAATTACACAGACTAGAGCGAAGAGAAGTTTTTATGAAGATTATCGATGAAATGAAAAAGGCTGGATGGCAGCAATTAAATGCTGCTGCACCATCAAAGGATACCATTTATGTTATGTACTCAAATGGTAACGACGGTATGAAGAACCATTTTATAGAATTACGTCCATTTGATGTCGCCACTGCAAGTAGCAAAGATATTATAGCAGGTACATATAAGGGCTATGATATAAGAGATCCTAGTTGTATTTTTACCGATGCAACCTTTAGATTAATTGAACGATATGATAAAGAGCAAGATGTTACTTTTGGAGGACCTGGTTCGTTCTATCCATTATGTTTTCATCAAGGGAAAACAAGTAACTCCACTAATGTTACTGCTATTGGTAAAGTGATTGTTATGGTGGACCTATATTTATACGTTGATAAAGACATTGTTATCTATTGTGTTTATGAAAACGATGATAATCTTCCAGAACGAAAAGGGAAGACTGTAATAGGATTATTTGGTATTCCAGATGAACAATATCAACAAGAACAATTCACACCTATATCTTCTCCTTTTAGTGTATTGGTGAGCGTTTGTCCAAAATGGGACCCTTATTCAGCACTGGTGGCTGCTAGAAGTAAACTTATATATGAGGGATTAAAAAATATTTCTGTTCCTACTTTCATTTGGGATAAGGTATTTTTAAAGGCGCCATCTTTAGAAGGAGATATAATATTTACATCATTTTTTATGGGAGATAACATAGATGGATTAAGAGCAAAATTTGACGGCCTTTACACATATAGAGGTTCAAATTTTGTAACTGGCGATATCGTTGAAATTTCTCAAGATGGAGAAGTCCAGAAATATAAATTATTTAACACCTACTACTCAGGTGTATGGAGTTCATTTTCAGATTACAACATTGCATTGAGAGTAGAATAAGGCTGGTGATTTTATGACAATAAAAGGCATCATAATTCAACCGAAAACACTGTATCAAACCGTACAACGTAAACCACAAATACGCAAAGGCTCAAAATTAGAAATCAGTGCCATGTATATTACAGGGGTGAGACAAACCACCACACGAAAAGGGGTTATGTTTAATTTCTCCCGAAACGAAAGCAAAACTACTGAAAAAGCAGTAATGAAACTACCACGTACTGAACCACTAGAATACGCGTGGAAGAAAATGAACATATAACTTTATTAAAACCAAGCGTGCAGCAGCAGGCTTTTTTATTTTGATCAAAATTTGAAAGGAGGTGAGAACTTGGAAAGAATTCACGAACTCATCAAGGCATTGAATATAAGCGATGTTATTACAAGTACTCAATTTAAAGTAGGTGGTGCTATCGGTGGTGGATTAGGAACAATAATTAATTTGTTATACGGTAAAGCGAACTTAATTTGGATATCGATCTATTGCTGGATTATCATGCTCGACTGGATTACTGGTAGTAAGGCTTCAAAACTAGATGGGACATACTCATCACAATATGGAATTGAGGGCATCACGAGAACCGTGGTGCTTTTATCATTACCAGCCCTTGCGCATTTATTTGATATTGCTCTTAAACTACCTGATTTCTTTTTCTTCATGGTAGTCGGTGGATTGAGTTACCACATTTTTAATAGTTTCGCAGCAAACTGTGCACGTATTGGCTGGGAAAAATGGATTCCTGCATGGTTATTAGAAAGTGTAGCATCCGAAATTCAAGCAAAGATTCAAAGAAGTGATGCACGAAAAGAAAAACATACTACCAAATAAAAAAATACACGCCTTAGATAAGGAGAGCATTGTCAAAAGACGGTGCTCTTTTTGTTTGGAAAAAAGGGGAAACACACAATGAAAAAACCAATTAAACAATTTAGCTCGTTATTTATGACTCTATTACTCCTATTTTCGTTTGCTACGGCTTCTTTTGCCGATAGAGTACTAATTATCCAAGACTTACCGAAACAAGCATATCGCTACGGTGTGGGCGCTTATGAGGGCGTTGTGGCACATAGTACAGCAACACCAGAAGCACCAGCGATTAACATTCGAAATTATGAAGCTAGAACATGGAGAAATGCATTTGTACATTATGCTGTAGATTGGAACGAAACAGTCCAAATTGCTGATACAAAATATGTTGCTTATGGTGCTGGACCAGCTGCAAATAAAAGATTTGTTCACGTAGAACTTTCTGAAACTAGCAACCCAGAAAAATTTAAATCTTCTTACGAACGTTATGTAAAACTATTAGCTAAGATTTTAAAAGATAGAGGGATTCATCCAAGCAAAGGTTTATGGACACATAAAGATATCACTTACAAATTAGGTGGAACTGACCACGAAGATCCGATTGATTACCTTCGCAGTCATGGTGTATCAGAATCACAATTCAGAGCGGACGTACAAAAGGCGTATGAAGGCTCAACAGTTACAGTTAAACCAAAACCACAAGAACCATCACAAAACGTTGTAGGCGAAACAGGAGTAGCTTATATTGATGGATTTAGCGTAAACCTAAGAAGTGGACCATCAACAAATTATGGTGTTATCCGTCAATTAAATAAAGGAGAAGCATATCAAGTATGGGGAAAACAAGGTGATTGGTTAAATCTTGGCGGTAATCAATGGATTTATAACAACCCATCTTACATTAAATATCAAGGGGAACAAACTACTACTTCAAGTTCTGTAATAGGAAAACGTGTTGTTTCTAAAGTGGATGACCTTCGTTTCTATGACTCTGCTTCTTGGTCTGATAAAGATGTAGCAGGAACGGTAGATGAAGGACTTGGATTTACTATTGATGCTAAAGTATCCGTTAATGGTTCACCACAATACAAAGTACACAACAGTAAAGGCACAACATACTATGTAACTGCAAATGAAGCCTATGTGTATGTAAAGTAGAGAAAAGGACTTTTTTTCTATAATTCTTAGTTAAACATTAAATAGAGAATTTCAAGCTTCAAAACCAAATGAGAAATGGGTAACGGATATAATCTACTTGATTTTCAATGGGCAACGCCTGTACTTATAAGCTATTTAGGATTTGTACAACAATGAAATTGTTGCCTATGAAACCAGTCGTAGAAACGACTTAAAGCTTGCGTTAGATACACTTAAAAAGGTAAAGAAAAAAGAAATGTAACGGGAATCCTCTTACATAGTGATCAAGGGTCTCAATATACATCTCGTCAATATAATCAATTACTTAAAAAAAATCAGCTGAAGGCAAGTATGTCTCGACGAGGTAACTGTTGGGATAAAGCTTGGATGGAAAACTTCTTCAGTCACTTTAAGGCAGAATGCTTTCATTTATATTCCTTCCGCAAAGCAGATGAGGTTAAATTTGCCGTGCGCAACTAAGCAACCTGAGTCCATATAAATATAGAACTCAGGTTGCTTAGTTGCGCTTTTTAAATCCTGTCTACTTGACAGGGATCACTACATTATATGGTACTCTTCTATGAATCAGTACACCATTCATATATTGTTAATGTTTGTGAGTCATGAACAATTAAATGGTTCGAAAAGTAAGGATTCCAGATAATGTATGTAAGATGAGTATAAATCGTTATAAAAAAATAAAGAAGAGCACCATTATATAGTACTCTTCTATGAATCAGTACACCATTTATATATTGTTGATGTTTGTGAGTCATGAACAATTAAATGGTTTAACAAGTAAGGATTCCAGATAATGTATGTAAG